GTTAAACTTGCAACTTTAGTATAATTTCCTAAACTATCAGTTCCAAACGTTACAAGTTTGCCATCATAATAAACATCGCCAAATGTATAATAACTTCCCGGTGTTGTATCGGTAACTTCTGCTAATGCAATAACAAACCACATTGTTTTGAGGTCTGAACTAATTTTAGCATCGGTAATTGGCCCGCTCATATACGCATTACCATAAACTACCGGTATTTTATTGTCACTGGCTGGTGCAAATTGAATTCTACCACTACCAGTTCCTCCACTGCCACCTTGTCCCAATCGATTGGCAACCAAACGACTTACAACAACAGCAATAACTGTGCGTGTAACTACAGCAGCAGCACTACTGCTAAACAACCATGTACCAAAATCAACAACTACTGCCGGTAAAATACTTGCCATATTATATCTCCATACTCCATGTTTTTTCGCTTAATTGATAACCAAAGCGTTCAAAATCAATATCAAATAATGGTTCTGCTGCTACTATTGTGTGATTTAATATACGGTTTTGATCTTTTAAATTCATTGCTTGTTTTTTAAATTCTTTAATTAAATTATAACCTACTTTTGTATGACGCCAATCTTCTTCAACATACAATACAATTTGATGTAACATATAAACTTTTGGTTGCCATATGTTTTTATTAATTATGCCAGCAGCAATTCCTGCATAATCATCACCTTCAGCAATTAAACATAAACCTCCACCATTTAACAATATGTTAAACACAACATTGAGGTGGTTGTCATCTAATTGTACGTCATTACCATAATGTGTAAAATCATTATCATGTATTTTATGTATGGTATTAATAAAATAATTTAAATCGTGAATTGTTGCTTTACGTATATTCATTAGCCAGTACCTTGATTTCGTATTTGTGGTCCTATTGTTCGTTGTGGTGTGCCGCCTGGATATGGACCTGTACGTACTGTTGGGTATGCACCACTTCCGCCATCGCTTCCTGTACTTGAACCAGCACCTGGTAATATTGCAACGTTGCCTGGTGCACCACCAAACGCAAATGTTACGCCTGCCAAACTATTAACATCGTTCATACTTGTATCAGTTGGAAACCAATATTGCCATGCTGCTTGGTTAGTTTTACGACCAGCAATGCGATTGTCTAGTACAACTTTTGTACTACTTGCAGTTAAACTAACTGTAAACACATCATCTAAATTTTGTCTATCTTCTTGCACTGCATAACTGGTAATAATACCTGTAAATCTTAAATAAGTATTGGCTAAATTGTAATTATTATCGTAAAATCCACGATATAACTCAATTACACTACCTCTAACATTATTATTAAGCACGGTTGATATATTGTTACCAGCAATACCGCTAACAGCAATAATTGTATCAGCACTAGTTACACGTATGTCATTTTGTAATGGACCTATGCTTAATAAGCCACCTAATGGTGTATATGTTTCATTATTAATTGTTTCAGGTTTAAAACTGCTACTAAAAGTTAATTGTGTTGCAACATAGGCATTACCTGTATGACTACTATTACCGCTACTAGTTGCTGTAAAAAATTGATTTACATTATTGCTAGGACTACCAACTGTTGTCCAATCGGCGTTACCTGGGTAATGTATGCTATAATTTGTGTTTACTATTAAATTACCAAAATTAGTTGCATTATATGTATCAAATATTAATAATCTAACGAATTCTGCGCTATTTTGTGTTGAACTTGTATTTGCTACTTCAGGTATATTTTGACTCATGCTGTTCCTACCCATTCATATAATTGAAAACTATCTGACCACGACAAATAGGCATTGTTTATTGATTTGCCTGTAGTTGGATCAATTATCCAACCACCTGGTACTAATTTATAAGTTGGCATGTTTGGGCAAAACAAATAAAATTGACAACCTGCGCCAACAGTAATTCCTTGTCCTGTTACATTACTTGAAATGATATTTGGTCTATTTGTTGTAATTGTAACTGTACCATCATTACCACGCAACACATCTGTTGTACTTGTAAATGGATATGTATAACTACCTATTTGTATTAAATCGTTTGCTGCAAATAATAAACGATTGCTTGGTACAACTGGCAAATTACCTAATACCAATTGGTTACCAGAAAAACTTGAAACTGAAATAGCATTAATCATGCTAGTACTCATTGTGCCTTGATATTGAAATATCCATTGTACTTTAGGATTATTATTAAAAGTAACAATTTCTGGAGTATATCTATCTAATGTGTCAACTGCTTCTAATAAATCACGATTTAAATTATATTTTAAAACTGTTGGCAATGTTAATACAAACTTCCATGGTTGAGTGGTTGGTGTTAAACTTGCACGTGGTATTTCATTGCGTGTATATTGTATACCAACAACTTTTCTACGATTAATTGTTAAATCATTACAGTTATCTATGATTGTTTGTATGCCTGCCATTTAATTTTCCTTAATATGTACCATAACTTAATTCGCGTTGTGCCATATTAACACTACCTAACAATTGTTTGCGATTTTCAACAAACATTTGTGCTACTGATTTGCTATCCAATGCTGAAATATTATTATTAATAACTGTATGACTAATTGGACCTGATTGATTTTGAGCACTTTGCATATTTGATACTGCATAATTTGGTAATATTGATCCTGCACCTTGTGGTATAAACAATTCTGGACCTTGTTCACCAACAATCATTGGTTGACCTGGTTGAGCATCACCACCAACGGCATGTCCTATAGGCACTGTAGTTGCTAATGCTGCTGCTGTGGCGTCTGCGCCGCCTGAAGCAAATAAGGCTGACAAAAATGATTTGCCTTGCATAAACAATGCAACTTCAGCCATTCTAACCTGAATCATAACCAAATCTTCAATAACTGCTAATGCAAATGATTTAAAACTTAATTTGCCAGTTTTTACAAAGTTGTCTAATGCTGTATTCATATTATTAAACAATGACATAACACTTTGTTGTGCAATTTTAAATGGTGTCACTGATTGTTGTAATGAATCCAATGCTTCAGTAATACCCGCTGGTTTTGATTTTTGTAAATCTTGCATATAACTTATATTGAAAGATTCTCTATCAAATGCTTGATCCAAAGCCTTTGTTTTTTGTACAATAGCATCAATTTCTTTTTGTGTACCAGATATATTGGCTTGAGTTAATTGTTCTTGTAAACTTCTTCTATCATTAATATATTTGACATTTAATTCAAAATCTTGTGTTGCATCAGATAATTTTTTTTGAGTCATTGTACCATCCAATACATTCGCTTGATCTTTTAAAATTAACTCATTTTTTAATTGATCATTACTTAAAATATAAAGGTCTAATTGTTTTTGACTTGCAACTAATGAATCCTGAACAAATTTTTGACTTTGATATTTGGCATCATTTAAGTTTTTTTGACTTACATATTGCTGTGATATTAATGTAATTTCTTGTTGGTCTACTTTAATTTTTGCTTGATCGGCCAAATTGCCTTTTGCTTTTTCATCATTAATTTTCTTTTCTAATTCGGCAACCTGATTAGTATAATTCTTCATTGCCTCAGCATTGGATTTTATATAATCGGCTTCAAGTTTATCCATGCCAAGTGTAGTTTCTAATATATTATTATATTGAATGGCATTGTAATTTTTTTGTGTTTGATAATCCAATTCATCTTTGGCTAATGCTGCTGCCTGTTGACTTGCTGTATTGACTCCACTGGCAGCATATGCTGGTTGTTGTTTGTCACCAGTAGCAAGTCTGCGTTGTTGATCCAAATATTGTATTTGTTTATCAAATTCTGCTTGTTGGGTCGCAGTCAATACACCACCTTGTTGTGTGTATAAAGCCTGACGTGCAATCATTATAGCACTAATTTGTTTTTGGTATTCTTTTGTGGTTTCTTCTGCTGATTTTTTAGCAACAGCACTTGATTCTTCTGCTGATTTACCAGATTTTAAATAACTATCATTAACATCATCTAATGCATTATTAAGTAATGCAATACCACCAGCAGCCGCAACTGCACCCGCTGCCAATACTGCTGCACCTGCAGGTCCACCTAATGCTTCAATAACAATTTCACCTGCGGCAATTGCTTTTTGTACTATTGCCATTTCTCGTAAAGCATTTGTAACAGCAATAACTTTACTTACTGTTGCGGCCGCAAAAGCGACTTCAAATACCTTCATAAATTCTTTTAAGTAAGTATTTGCATCATCAGTAGAAAGTTTAAAGTCTTTCATTTTACTGATTATTGGACTTAATGCTTGTAAAACAACTAATTGTACTTGTTCAAATGCTTCTTTCATAGCACGAACAGCCTCAGCACTACCGTTTAATTGTTGTGTTAAAGCATCAATATCTTTATTTTTAAATATTTCATCAAGTTTAGCAGGATCAATACCTTTAATTGCTTTACCAAATACTTCAACTGCTGCTGCTGTTCGTTCAGCACCGGCCGGCATTTTACTTAAACTATCTAATGCTTTAGTAAATAATTCTTTTTCGCTTAATGTGGTTAAATCTTTTGATGTAATGCCTAATTTATTTAATGCAATTTCGGCTTTTTGACTACCATTAGCCATTTGATCTATTGTTTGGTAAAATTTAGTCATTATTTGTGTGGCACGATCACCATTGCCACCCGCTTCATTAATGGCTTGACTAAATGCTAATACAGTTCCTGAACTTACACCAAAACTATCGGCAAGATTTTCCATTCTTGCTGCCATTTCAACAGTTTGTCTAATTAATTCTTCAAATCCAATACCAACAATGGCTTCGCCTAAACCAATAACACTTTGTGTGGCTTTTTGTACCTGATCTACACCAGTTGTTTGTATATCAATTTTATATGTATCAATAGTCGCCATAATGTGTTACCGTTACGTCAGTTGTTCTTTGAATATAATCACGAATATATTCAATTGTTGGTTTGGCCATACCTTCTGGTGCTTGATCGCTACCACGCATTTGACCATCGCGATACCCTCTACCTTTGTTTAATACATCAGCATAATTATAGTCAGCGTTTATTGTTGTATTTTCTAAACGAGTGTTTGCTTTAGCAAAACCACTTTGACCATAATTTCTACCTTTAATATTTTGTTGAGCAATAGGAGTTACTTCCACAAACTTTTTATAAGCCAATGGTGCTATATTGTTAGCATTTAGGGTTTTACTTACCATTGCCAGTCTTTTTGTTATGTTTGTTTCCACGTGCGTTCTCCATCATACTCATTAATTCATCTTCATTATAATTAAACGCAGTTGGCTCTAATGGTTTATTATTTGCCTTAGCATCTAAGTATTGTTCATACGTTGCAAGAACATCACTGACCATCATGTCAAAAGTTGTTGCTCTTTGCAAAACTTCACTTGGTAGTAATCCGTATTTCTCGGCTATTCTACCAATCCAAACTAATTTTGCTGTTCCCCAA